TGCCATGCCTGTTAATATTTCTAAGCAAACTAGATTTAAAGTCAACCCTGGCGCTCAAGATATTTCTCATAAGGGAAGCAGTTGGATTGAAAATGTCCAGAACTCTGAAGGCGGCATTTCCAATATGCTTATGAGCTGGGCCAAAGAAATTTATCAAGGATTAAATGGTTTAGACTCCATTATCCAAAATACGGCAGGTTTTCAAGCCGCTGTTGAAGCCATCTCTTGGCAGAACCATTCCTCTGCTGGCGGACCTATAGTTTATATTCCGCCTATGTTCACTTCTAAGAAGATGGTCGTCGACCATTTCATCGATGAAGTGGCCGAAAAAGCTCCTAAGTAAGGCATAGGAATGCATAATATTACCAACTTTAATAGCGAGAAAATATGAAAAGATCTGAAATATTCGATTCTTTTGTCAAAATAGCCCAAGAAAAGGGAATGATCTCTAATGACTCTAGCGAGGCAAAGAAGAAGATCGAGCAAACTGGTAGAGCCGGTTCTGATGATATTTCTACTATTGAAGCTTTGTATGGTGTTAAACCTGATTCTGCCAAAGGCATGGATTATAAGAATAACATTATGGAAGCAGCTCACCCTAATTCTGTTGTCGTCTCCCCATCTTACGATAAGTTAAATGGTTTAGTTGAGAACAACATTGAGCGTCAAAACATTTTATTGAACATCGTTAACAAACCAGTTAACGGATTATCTACTCAACACAAGTATGCTGAGACTCAGCTTCTATTAACTCTTGTCAGAATTGGCGATGAGCTTGATAAAAGAGATGAAAACGAATTACGTGCCCTTTCTGATGTATGCCTTGAGCAAACCAGTAAGAAATCTTTTACCAAGACTGCCCAGGATCCAGTTACTTTAACGATCGCGGGTATTGCGGCTATTTTAGGTGGCGTTTATTTAAAGAATCACATGAGATTCATTAGTGATGGACTAGAATTAGATCACGCTAAATTGACTGGTGAAATTGATGATATGCTTAATTCCAATTCAGATTGGGGCGTTGGATATCAATATAAGCAAGAATTCACCCAAACTATGCAACAATTTAGAATGAAGCTAGATACTTTCTATAAAGTATATCAATCAGTTGTTCCAGTTATCAATGACATTGAAAAGCCAAGAGATAAGGCAGAACTTATTGCTAAATCTAAAGAACCAGATACTCAAACAGTTCAAAGGGCTATTGCCGCTTTTAGAACTGCGGCCGATAATTTAATTCCTGAAATCCAATCAATCATTAAGAATTTTTCTAATGAAGGATTTAAGCAAAGACAAATTCAAGAAAAAGGTTTCTTATCAAACTTAGTTGACAGCACTCAAATTTTACATGGTGGCAAAGGATTAGTTGGTGATGACTTTGATGACGTCCGCCACGCTTTAGAAACATATCTATTAGATATGGGTAATCTAAAGAAGACCTTAGGTGATGTTGGCAGTGTTCAACAAAAGATTACTAGTGATTTACAGGCTGCATCAGCTAAGAGTTCAGAACTATTTGGTGGTCCAGAAGCTGTTCTAAATCAAAAGAAGCCAGAAGAAGATCAAAGAACTGCTCTTCAAAAGGCAGAAGAAGAAGCCGTTAAACTAACTAAAAGTTTAGGATTTGGAAGTTAATCTGGGCATAATGTTTTATTTAAGTAATATAAGCGTCTTTTCTATCTGAAAACAGGTAATAAAAGAATATGCTCTATAAGATTTTGTAAGTTAAAGGTGTAAGTAACCATTGTCGCGGGTTTGATAGCGATACATTAGGAATATAAAATGTCTCTAAAACTACTACAACCAGGTACCCAACCATTGGGTCAATATGACGGTCTTGACTCTGAAGTTCTTACTCTAAAGGGTGGAGAAGTTGTTACTTTAGTTAACAGTGCTCTATCTGCAAATGATAAGGCTGCTAAGGATTCTTTCGACGGTTACTCTAACCCAAGCGGTCTTCCAGGTCGTCCAGTTGTCACTAAGACTCTTAGCGCAACTTCTCGTCCATTGTTCTTGGCTGATGAAGGTATCACTGGATACGGCACTCTATTCGGCTCTGTAGTCGGTGGAACTGTTGGTCAAGTTGTTACTGGCGGTGCGGTCCTTGGACCTCACACTGCAACCGGCTCTGGCAAGGTAACTTGCTGGGATAAACCAGGTCTTTACGCAGTCTCCCTTGATGCATGCGATACAAACGCAAGCACGGGTCTTCAACCAACTCATGCAACTCTAACCACGGGTATGCCACTTTACTTCACCTCTGCTGGTCTATTGACTCCAACCATTGCTTCCTCTCCAGGTGGCGCAGGTCCAGTCGTAGCTCGCTTCGTCGACTTCGAGACCTCCGGTTCTCTAGTTACTACTCAATCCAGCATGGTCGCTGCCCTAAACAGCCCATCCGGTCAAGCAGCAACTACTAGAAGCTTTGCATTCGCAACCTTCTATTTCGCACCACCAGTTGCCTAAGTAACTGAATAATTCAAGCGTTTCTTGGATTGAGTTTCAAGAAACGCTCTATCACACGCGAGTGTGTCGCTGGTAAGACTGGCAAAAATTCCACTAGGAGATTATTTATGAATATGTTTTCCAACAAAGGCGAAATGAACGCCTCATCCCTTAAGGATGCTCTACAAACCTTAGTTAAGTATGCAGCCGTTCTTGAAGAGAACACTCCATCTAACATGGGTCTTGCAGGTCAAGCTTCTTTGAGTGACGACAAGCGCGATGAGCTTATCTCCCGCGCAATTATGACTCAAGACGGCAAGATTGCTCTAGCTCAGGCTATGGCAAACCCAATCCGTAGAAACTTGGACTACCATGGTATTGCTCGTAGAGCACTTGTAGTCGATCCATTGCCACAGGGTGCAATGCCAACTTACGATAGAGATATCGACGTTGCCGCAGTTGTTATCTCCAGCAACGGTACTGGCCCAGAGTCCAGAGTATTCGGCGACAGAGTTGTCGTTCCAGAATTCGAAATCTACGCAAACCCAACTGTTAGAATCGCAGAAGTCAAGCGTCGTAGATTCAACGTTATTGACAGAGCAGTTCAAAAGGCTCGTCAAGAAATCATGGCACAAGAAGATGCAAACATCTTCGCAGCTTTGGATGCAGCATCCTCAGTTGAAAACACCCTAACCGACATTGCTGATGCAGGCCTTCTAAAGAGAGACCTTGTCGAAATCAAGCAACAGATCGACCGTTGGGACCTTGTTACTACCAAGTACTTCATGAACATCAATGAGTTCACCGATATCCTTAAGTGGGGATCTGGTGGCGGTCAAGGTGTTGGTGGTGGTGACTTCGATCCAGTAACTATGAGAGAAGTTCTACAAACTGGTCTTTACGCTCACATCTGGGGTACTGACATTATGGTATCTAAGATCGTTCCACCAGGAACCATCTACGGTGCAGCAGACCCAGAGTTCGTTGGTGTTATGCCAATTAGACAAGACATTGAAGTTCTACCAGCAGACGAGCCAAAGCAATTGAAGCTTGGATGGGTAGTTTCTGAAATCATCGGTATCGCTATCGTTAACCCACGTGGTTGCGCAGCCGGCCGTAAGTCAGTTGTCGTCGGAGCCTAATAAGCCTGATTGAATAAGTTCAAAACGCCTTCAAGCGAAAGCTTGAGGGCGTTTCTATTTGTGGTCAATAACTAAGCATAATCATTATGAGCATTACTTTTGATTCTGATATCGAACGCGACATGGAAACAAAGACCGAGCCCTGTATGTGCGCTCAAATGGCCGAGCATTGGTCCGATTTTTATGAAGGTCGAGATACTCCTGCCATCCGCGATAACCTCAAACAAGAAGCTAACCCAGGCTGCTTTCATTGTAAAGGGTCTGGTATTGAAAAAGTTGAACATGAAATTAATGCTCCAACACTTAATCTATCTAATATGAATGCTGCTGTTCTTTTTGATATTCTAGGTATCAATGGTGAGAAACATGAATTAACTATTCCAGAAGCTCGCCGTGCTATTATTAGATCACAAGCTCGCGGTTCTTTAGAACAATTTGTTCGTCCAGAAAGAACAGAATACGGAAAACCAAGAGAAATTTCTCCTGGAGTTGTAGATTTAAAACCGTTACGCCTCTTCGAGAGGGGCTTAACCAAAGAACAAATTCAGGCTTACATAGTAAGGTTTGCTGATTTTGTTAGTCAAGTAACTCGAAGAGGCGCTACGAGGATTTTCTGGGGCTAAATTGAAGTCGCGTAATCCAGTAGGAAACTGGAAGTATTGTTCTCTGGATGTCGCAAAACTTCCAAATAACATTCCTCCAAAATTCTCTTGATCTCGGGACCTGGCTTGACGCCAATTAGCATCAAATCATTCCCATTTAGCCGCAATTCTCTACGGGCCAAGACCGTAACTGATTGGTACTTCGTAAAGAGCGCCCTAGATTGGTATCCCTCAGCCTCAGTCAATTGTAGAAATTGTTCCAAGGTGGATTCCCAAGCTTCGGGGCTATGGTTCTTGACGACCGCCATAAAGCTCTTATACGCAGATTCCGTATCCTTCTCTCGAAAAGCATGATACCGCTCATGCAATTGCAAAAGAAATACTACTTTCTTAATTTCTCTATTGGAGAACTTGAGGTTGGTTAGTTCCAATTCTGCAATTGAGGAAGGATAGTTGCTGTACATGAAGGCTAGACGAGTTTCCAGTTCACCTGTAGCTCTATCTTGCCCTGCACGGAATAGCCCATCACTTGAAAGTAGAGGGCAAGTAATGTAAATTGCTCCGCATTCCTTCAATAGGTCAAGACCTACCTTGGCATAGGGCGCCATCAGCGTCTTGCAGAGTTCGTCTGCAACTCGTTCCTTTGATACCTTTTCCAAGGTATTAATAGATTCACACATTCCTTCAAACGTTGCTTGTTCTACATCATAGCCAAATCTAGCCGCAAAACGGCAAACTCGCATGATGCGCAATCCGTCTTCTTGGAAGCGTGCTTGAGCAGATCCAACGGCCCTTAAAACTCCTGCTTCTAGGTCTCGCATACCTCCATAAGGGTCGGCAATTCTATCAGCAATTGGGTCATAAGCAATAGCATTGATCGTCAAGTCTCGGCGGGCCAAGTCTTGCTCTACATTCAGAACAAAGAAGACTTCATCGGGCCTTCGGCCGTCAGCATAAGCCCCCTCAATTCGGAAGGTAGTAACTTCAAAATGGTTTTCAACACCTTCACCTAGAACCACCGTTACCGTACCATGTTGTAGGCCGGTTGGAAGGGTCTTGGGAAACAGCGCCATCACCTTTTGAGGAGTGGCATCTGTCGTAATATCCCAGTCCTTTGGAGTCTGCCCGAGAAGCATATCTCGAACGCATCCACCTACGATGTAGGCTTGGTAGCCCTCAGCGCTAAGAACGCGGCAAACTTCCAGAGCCCCTGGGTTTACGTGCTGTTGTGAAATATTCGTGTTTTCCATAGCGCGCATGATAAATCCTAAAAAAATGATGTCAACGGGGTCGTGATAATTATCCCGGCAGGTTGCAATAATCAGGTATATTATTGATCCTATACTGGAAAGAGATGCATGAAACTAGATAACTTTACAGAATTGTACGAGCTTGTTAGTAGTGGAATAGAACATATTCCAGCTAGAAAACAAGCTATGCGTCTAAGAAAAGCAGGCCTAGAGTCTTTTGCTTCTGAGACAGGTTTCAAGAAATTAGCTTTCGATACTAGAAGAATTGATCAAGAAACTGAATATAATCCTCGTAGAGGTCTTCAGAACTATAGCCGTAGTGAAGCTTTTATTACTGAAGCTGTTAGTCAGAAGCTAGCAAATCTTTCTAAACTGCGCAATGTCTTAGAGGGACTACGCCACGATTTTGGTAAACAACATCAATGGCAGGACAGTAATGCGCGTGTTCTACTATCAACTCTTGATAAAGGTTTAAGAACTGGTATTGATGATGGTGATTATGCTACATCTCAACCGGCTCAAGGTAGCCTTAACTACATTGAAGAACTTCTTCATGTTAGATATAGGTTGGGGTTTGATGATCTTGTTAGATTGGGTGAAAATGATTTAAGAAGAGTTATTTTATCTAAGGACGAAGAGTTAACTGAGAGGGATGCGCATAAGACAACTATTACTAAAAGTGATGTTGCTTCTCAGACTTATGATACACTAATGGAAAAATTATTTGGTGGTGTTCGTGCAACCGCTGATAATCCAGAGGTTGAAAGAACAGTTACTATTACTATCAAAGACAAATTTGTTGCGGAGAAATAAATGAGCAGCGAAAGTGAATTTGGATATTCATTAAAATATAACACACATTTTATTGTAAGGAATATTACGGGGACACCTGCATCTATGCTTCATCTACAGGGAGATAATCCCGCTATTCCGGAACCATATAGATCTGCTATTCATTATTTATCTCCTAAAAAAGCAGTAAGTATTTTTAATTATCCTATTAACCCAGGGCAGACTAGGGATTTATTACAGATTCCTGGAATTCAAGAATCTGATATTAGAGCGTCTCTTCTTAAAGGCGTAATAAGACACAAACTTTTATGTGGAGACATTGAGTTAGTATCTAGTAATATTGATCTTCTTCAAGCTAGCCCAGAACAGCGCGACTGGCTTCATAGTTTTGGATTTGATGACGGTGTAATGGTCAAGTGCGATCAATTACATGAAGATGTATTTACGTGTATCGATGGCTACATCACAGCAAATCATCCAGGTGGTGGCGGGACTCTTTATTATTTATGGAGACAAGAAATTCCATTAATTGGATTAAGAAATGGCATTAATAGAACATTCTTTACACCAGATAAGTTTCTTAATGGCTTAACACTAGCTGGAGATCGTTTTCATATTCAAATAAAGCATAATGGTAAAGATTTATATGAGGGAATTGATTATACTATCAGTGAGTCTTCTGGTCCTGGAACTGGGTATGACACAATCAATATGATCTCTCTAACGCCAGTCGGCCATAGTTTATTGTTTGCTACATATGCCATAACTGCATAATTAGGCAATCAATTTGTAAGAATAATATAATAATTAGGTATAGTAGTACATAATTAAGAAGATTTGATGTAAGTCAACCTCGTAAATAGGATACAACAATGGTTTCAACTCGTTTAAATGCATTGGACCAAGCGCTAGATATCGCTGGTTCACTTACTCAAAGCGCTACCGCTACGTTAGCTAACGAACCTCTTGGTTTGGGAGCTGCTCTTTCCGGTCAAACTGGCGCAACTGCCTCCATCACCACCTTCTCCGGTGGTTTGGTTACTTTCACTGGTCTAACTGGTATGACCGCTGCTTCCAGAGGTAATTTCCTTACCGTTACTGGTGCGGCTTCTGCTGGCAACAATGGTACTTTCTTAATCGCTGAATTCGTTTCAGCAACCTCTGTCCGTGTTGCTAACGCATCCGGTGTTGCTTCCGATGCAAACAGCGGCGCCATCTCTTGGACCGAAAGACAACCATACGCTCTAGAAGACGACCTAAACTTTGTTCGTACTGACCGTGCAGCAATCAAGGGTGTCGCATTCTCCGCAGCTATTCCAACTTATCAGCGTCCAACCGCAGTTGGTACTAACGTTCCAGCTAACTTATCCAACATCGCAAGCAAGACTTTAGATGCGCACGCATGGGTTATCAATAGAAAGTTCCCTGCTGCAACTGTTGCTTCTACTGATACTTTTGATACTATCACTAGCGGCGGCAACTTAAAGCATGCTGATGCAACTAATAGAACTGGTGTTCCTATCCAGGACGGTGCAGACGCAGGCGCTCACGAAGCTACTTACGTAGAAATCATCAATCCAGCAACTGAAGCAGCCCTTCAAATTGTTGGTGGTGCTAATGACGGTTACAGAATCTTCGGTCGTACCAGAGCAGGAGCATCTACCTCTCCAAACAGCGTAGAAATTGAATTTAGAGCAGTTCCACCAGGTTCTCCTCTATCTGCCTCTATTGCTTATACTTGGGAAGCTTATCAACCAACTACAGTTGACTATTACTACGGTTTCCGTGAGAGAGCAGACCAACTAACTGAAACTTCATTTAGAACTGTATTGAGCAACGGTATCGTTGGTGATGCGGACATGCAACAAGATATTAACGACATTCGTACCACCGTTGGTATTGGTGATAACGTTACTAGCTTGGCTGGCCTTCTAACTAACACGGGTAACTTCTTCCCATTCGTCAACTTACCAGACGGCACTCCATCAGTTGTTGAAGCTTTCAACACTCTTAATGCTCAGATTGGTAACCGTGACTACACTGGTGCTATTCTTGTAGACGGTCAGACCATCACTGCATCCTTGCAAGCATTATCTAACGCTATCGCTGGTGCAACGGTTGTTCGTACAGTTGAACGTCTTGTAGCAAATATTAACGCAGGCACTCCTCATACCATTCCAGGAGCACAGACCTATACTGTTGACGGTTCCTTTAACGGTCAAAACATGTGGGTTTTCGTTCGCGGAACCTTACAAGATCCTGGCCCAGTTGTTGATTATAATAACTATGAAGAGACCAGTACTACAAGCGTTACTTTCTATGCTAAAGTAAAAGCTTTCGATCATATTAACTATATGATCTACGCCTGATATAGTATGTGAGTATGGATAAGCCAGATCTCACAATTACACAAGTTGAAGATCCCCTAAACAGGTGGTGTTCTTCCGGTCATGTCGCTCCCGAAACTTTTAAGTTAGAGGGGCCAGATGGCAAGGAAGGACCCACCCGTTTTTTTAAGATTGGTGGACATGGGATAAATGGTATTTATTGTGAGCCTTGCTTATGTGTAGCAAGTCATTTAGGTAAAATTAAAAGGGAAGCTAATAAAGGTAAGTAATCATGACATATTCTGAAGATATTATTAAGTTACGTAAGAGAGTATTAGATGCTGTTGCAGTTGGTGTAGTTGATTCTAATTTAAAAGATTTTTATGAAGCTACATTGTTGCAAATTATGAATGAGTCCGAGAGGCAAAGACAAAACGCTGTAGCTCAAGCTGAGACGCTTAGAAAGCAAGCAGCAGTTTGTGATGGTCAAGCTTCTGGTTATTCAGCTATGAGCAGTATGGTTTACAATGTATTAAATGCTTACATTGTGCAAGCCGAGCGCACTCAAGCTCAAGAAGCTGAGCAGGCTGCAAAAAGAGCAGAAGAGCAGGCATTTCAAGCTCCAGAAGTGGAAGTTGAAACTGATCTAGAAACAGAAGAATCTAAAAAGAAAACTAAGAAGAAGTAAATCAATAGTTTTGCATCTATAGAGGATGACACTCTCAAAATCAGACTTTAGAGATGCAGATTTAGTTGATTCTCATGAATTAGCTTCTGACGGCTATACGTCTTATAAAACAACTGCCGTAACTTCGACAACCTCCGGAACAAAAACCGTTGAGGTTTCACCTAGTAGCGATATTTTTGGCTTAATTTTTGATGCAGATGCGCCTGTCTCTGTCGGTGATCGTGTACGTTTAGTTGGCACCACAGGTGGTGCCGATGGATATTATACAATTGCATCTGTGGTAGATAATGATACCTTTACAGTATTAGAGAATATCAATACTTCTACTGGTGGTAGTGCCGTGTTTATTTATCGTCCGGGTGCGTCTTTAGTTGGATTTGATCCAACTGGATTAGCTGTAACTACAGCTAAAAATATACAAGATGCTCTTAAAGATGTTGCAAATAATGCATCTGGTATTAGTGCTAATGTACATAGAGCATTAAGACAATTAATTCATTTTATTGATGAGGGTCCAGCCGAAGGATTTGCAACTGGAGCTTATAGAACAATGTTACCTGCATTAAGTCCATTTCCAACATCATTCATTTGGTGGGAGTCAATCGCTCAGACAGAAAAAATTGTTGAGAAAACCTATACCTATAACCCAAATAAAACTGTTAGCCAGGTAGTGTGGCAAATGTATGATACAGATGGAGTTACTATATTAGTTACAGTTACAGATGTAATTACATATTCAGGTATATTTGAGACGAGTAGAACTAGGAGCATAGTGTAATGGCTAATGAATCACCAGCCTCAATTTTATTTGACCGTGATGGCTATGATTTAGCTATTGCGCATGGCGATTCTATTACTGCTGATCAGCCTGGTTTTTTAGCTATTGGTAAGGATGGTTCTACCGCTCGTATTATCACTCTTGATTCATCCGGACGTTCTGTAGTTGTAGGAGCTGGTTCAGCGGGCTCTCCTGCGGGCGGCTTGATTACCATTCAGGGAGATGCTGCTGGCACACCCCTTCCTACCTCTATTGCCTCACTACCTTTGCCATCAGGCGCAGCTACTGAAGCAACCCTGGCTACTAGGTTAGCTGAATCTACATTCACTGCTCGCATTAATACTTTGGGTCAGAAGACTATGGCCAATTCAACGCCAGTAGTTTTATCATCTGATCAATCTACCCTTCCAATTAGCGCAGCTTCTTT